CCTAGTCTGAAAAATCGACTTGCAAGTGATCTTGGGGACCGGCGGGGGGCTACTGCCAAAACAGATTTTTCGGCTTTTCGCACGAGGCGGGGTGGCTTTAGAGCAATTTGCTAAGTTTTAGGGGGTAAGGTGGTGTGGCCAAGACGAAAAAAGATCAGATTCGAGAACAAATTAGGCAGGATTTGATTGACCAGTTGGAGCGGCAAGGAGTGTATGGGCGGCATTACCTTGACCTCGTCGACGACTACATGGCCTTGTGGGACGTAAAGAACGCTCTGATTAAAGACATCAAAGAGCGCGGAGTGACTACGAAGTATCAGAACGGAGCCAATCAGTGGGGCTACAAGAAGAACGACAGCGTGAGCGAACTGGTCAAGGTCAACGCTCAGATGTTGAAGATACTCAGTGAGCTTGGATTGAAGGCTACTGATGTCTCGGCTATCGATGATGATGGCGATGAGATGTAAGGAGTGATTGTGATGATGGTCCGGTCGAACCCAAAGCCCATGGTTAAGGGTACCGGCATGATTATCCGGCAGGACCCGGAAATGCTGCTGGTCAACCGGCCGCTGGGCAGGCCGAAGCAGGACAAGTGCAAGGACAATAAATAGCAAACAGATGCGATGGTGGCGGAGGTGGTGGTGATGTAGATGTGGGGTGACATCAGCAAGAGCTATATCTTTGATTACCTGGACCAGATAGAGAAGGGCAAAATCCCGGCGTGTAAGGAACTTAAACAGGCTGTATCCTACATCAAGGACAAACTGTCCGAGCCGGGAGTATATCACGATGAAGCTAAAACGGGAAAAGCGGTCGAGTTAATCGAGCGCTATTTTGATATAAAGCTGGTCCCTTGGGAACTGCTTGTGGTCGCTCTGGTCCACTGCTATTATCCGGATGATACTGTGGTTTTTGACACCTTCTTCATCTTGGTTGGCCGGGGAAACGGCAAGAATAAGTTTATTGCTGGGTTGACGTGGTATTTGACCACTCATTATCACGGTATTAAAGGATACAACGTTGACATCATTGCCAACTCGCAAGAGCAGGCAAAGACCAGCTTCGATGATGTGTATGAAGTACTGGAAAGCAGCTGGAGCAAATCAAAGAAATTCTTTTACAAGACCAAAGAAATTATCCAAAACATCAAAACCAAATCATACATCAAGTACAACACTTCGAATTCCAGGACTAAGGACGGCAAGCGCTCGGCCTGTTTGGTGTTTGACGAGGTACACGAGTATGAGGACTGGGATTTAATCAATGTGTTCCGCAGCGGCTTTGGGAAGAGGGAACACTCCCGGATTTTTTATATCACGACAAACGGCTATGTCCGTGGTGGTGTGCTAGACCAACTTCTAGACCTCTCCGAAAAGGTGCTGTCTGGTGAGATAGCCAACCTGCGTTTTCTCCCTCTCATCTACAAGATTGACGAAGAGGAGGAACGGGATAATCCGGAGATGTGGGTCAAAGCGAATCCTTCGCTACCGTATTTCCCAACATTGAAGTTCCAAATGGAGCAGGATTACGAACTTTCCAAGCATCAACCCAGCATGGCGAGTGAGTTTATGACCAAGCGCATGAACCTGCCGGCGGTTGATAGTTACACTGTCGTCGCTCCTTGGGAGAAGATCATGGCTACCGATCAGCCTATCCCGTGGAAGGAGCTTGAGGGGCAGCCGTGCATCGGAGCTTTTGACTATGCGCAGATCAACGACTTCGCAAGTTGCGGCTTGCTCTTCAAGTATAAGGGCAGGCGTTTCTGGATAGAGCACACGTTCGTATGTCATCAAGCGCTCAAAATGGAAAACCGGCGCATCAAGTTCCCCGTTGAGGAGATGGCTGAAAAGGGTCTTGTCACTATCGTCTACGGCGACATCATCACACCGGAGCATATTGCGAACTGGTTCATCGAGCAGGCCCGGAAGTACCATATCATCGATATTGTGGCGGACAGATACCGGGCCGAAGTTGTGCGCGACGCGTTTACTAAGGCTGGATTACCTTTGAGCATTATCCCCAGCGGCCCCATAACACACGCAAAGATAGCGCCGCTGATTACCACGATGTTCGCTGAAGAGGCGATTGTCTTTGGGGATAACCCGACTATGCGCTGGTATGTTAATAACACCTGCGTAGTGCTGGATGCCAAAGGAAACACAACCTACCACAAGATCGAGCCGAGAACCCGTAAAACAGACGGGTTTTTTGCTTTGATACACGCCCTGTCGAAAGACAGCGAACTCCAGGAGGCCAACGACGACTTCCTGTCGCTCGGCGTTTACACGTACTAGAAAGGAGGGATTGCGGTGTGGGAGTACGACAGTGGTTCCTAGACCTGTTTGGCAAAGATGGCAGTTTGAGCCTAAGTGCTGTAGTGGCCGGGCTCGCCACGGAGGTCTACTACAAGGAGCTTGCCGTCCAAGCGTGCGCTAACCTCATCGCCAAGACGCTGGCCCGGGCTGAGTTCAGAACCTTCCTGAAGGGCGAAGAGGTCCGAGAGGACATGTATTACCTGCTCAATGTCGAGCCCAATCCCAACCAGAACGCCAGCGACTTCTGGCGAGACGCGGTGTACAGGGCTGTCACAAGGAACGAGGCCCTAATCATCATGGCTGACAATTACCTGTATCTGGCCGATTCCTGGAATGTCGTTTCGGGTACATTCGTTGAGAACCTCTACACAGAGATACAAATCGGTGACCTGAGAGAGCCCTTACGGCGGCGGGAAAGTGAAGTGCTGCACCTGCGGATGCACAACGATAAAGCCGCTCAGGTCATCGATGGTCTGTATAATTCTTACGCGAAGCTTATCGCTGCGGCGCAGAAACGATACCGCAGGAACAGCTCCAAACGAGGGTTCTTGGAAGTCCCTACAAACTACCCGCAGACAGACAAATCTCAGAAAGAGCTGAAGGATCTACTGGAGAACCGTTTCAAAACGTTCTTCCAACATGAAGACGATGCTGTTCTCCCTTTGACTGGCGGAACCAAGTGGCAGGAGCTGGAGACCACCGGTCCGACGGCCAGGGGGTCTGTTGAGGGCCGGGACATCCGGGAGTTCATCAACGATGTCTTCGATTTCACGGCTGTAGCTTTCCAAGTGCCGCCGCAGCTACTTAAAGGGAACGTGGCTGATACCCACGAGGCCATGAAGAACTTCCTGACGTTCTGCATCAACCCGCTGGCCGACATGATCGGCGATGAGATTAACCGCAAGATGTACGGAAAAAGGGACTTCAAGAAGCGCAGCTACGTAAAGGTGGACACTACGCACATCCGTGCCGTGGACATCAAAGACGTTGCTGGTGCTTTGGATATCCTCTTCCGGATCGGTGCTTACACCATCGATGACTGTCTCAAATATTTGGGCATGGAGCCCGTTGGTGGCGAGATTGGCCAGCAGAGATTTGTCACCAAGAACTACCAGCCAATTGAGGGTGTCATCGGTGGGCAAGGAGGTGGGGAGAATTGAAATTCTAGCCATAGATAGAGTACCTGAAGAAAGGGGTGAGTCAATGAGAAAATACTGGCAACTTGAGGTAAAGGGCGCCGAGGCGTCCATTTTCATCTATGGCGACATCGTGTCTGAGCCGTGGAAGTGGTACGAGTCCGATGTAACCAGCCACGACCTGGTGAAGGAAATCGAAGGGCTTGATGTAGACGTGATCCACTGCTACATCAACTCCTACGGCGGCGAGGTTGCCGAGGGCTTGGCCATCTACAACGCACTAAAACGGCACAAGGCCAAGGTTAAGACCTACTGCGACGGCTTTGCTTGCTCCGCCGCCAGCGTGGTGTTCATGGCCGGCGATGAACGCATCATGTCTGCATCGTCCATGCTCATGATTCACAACGCTTGGATGTGGGCCGCGGGAGATGCAAATGAGCTGCGAAAAGAGGCAGATGATCTCGAGAAGATCAATGAGGCTTCGAGCAACGCCTATCTGGAGCACATCAACATCAGTAAGGAACAGCTGCAGGAGATGCTGGACAAGGAAACTTGGCTGACCGCTCAAGAGGCTTTGGATATGGGCTTCTGCACGACGGTTGTCAATGACCCTGCTGGCAAGAAGGCGGCCAATCAGAGTGCCAGGATGAAGATTGTGCAGCTCATCCTGGAGCGCCGAGATGGCGTCAAGGAACCTCGGGCAGCACTGAGTGAAGATATGCTGAAAGCGTTAGAGGACCGCCTGATGCAGCGGATCGCACAGCAGCAACAAGATAACCCAGCTTCGGATGAACCGAAGCAAGGAGACCCTGAGCCAGACGGCAAGGGTCTTTTCAATTTCCTGGCAGCGTTAGCTGACCACATTTTAAAGGAGGATGAATAAGTTGAAAAACCTTGATTTGCTTAAGCAACAGAAGGCCGAATGGACGTCTAGAATCCAGGATGCTGTTAAGAACGGTGATGAGACGGCGTTCGCCGAGGCATTCGTGGAGTATACGGACGTCCTGCAGGAGGCGGTAATTGCGGAGGCCCGTGGCCTGGTGCAGGCAACTGACAACCAGATCCTCGCTGGCCGCGGCGTGAGGGTACTGACGAGCGAGGAACATCAGTACTACCAGAAGCTCATCGAG